TCTCCCATAGCCCAGCTCCAACCGATCAGGCCGGCGAGCAACATCCCGAGAAGGCATAGCGGCCAAGGGATCACGGTGGATTCGCTCACGCCGCCCGCACGGACTCAATCATCCTTCGGTTCGACGGGGACGAGGTGCCACGGTCCAGGCGCGTCTCCGACAAACACGACATGGCTCCCCAGGTCATCCGTGTGGCACGTCACCACCGGGCTCTCGTCGATGCGCTTCTGGACCTCTGCGCGGCCTGCGGCGAGGCCAGCCGCGAATCCAGCACACGCCCCGGGTTCATCCTGCGGAGTTAATCTAGCGGAACTCGCGTTTGGTGAACACCACCACTCAATGAAGCGTTCGTCATCCGTCATCTTCCCTCCTCCCTGCAAGTTCTTCCATGCCCATCATCCCGACAGGACGCACAGAGCAAACGCTTGCAGGTCTCGCAGTACGTTTCGCAATGTGTAACGATGGTCGGCAGACCGCAGACACCACAATGGCGGATGTGCTCTGGCTCCAATGCGGAGACGGTCGGAAGTGGATCGCGGTCTGTTGTCATCTCCCATCCTCCCCACGTGCGCGGGCTGCTTTAGCCAGTTCGGCAACGGATCGCGCTGCATCGATGGGAAGTCCTGAATCCACCAGCGCAAGCAGCCACGTCTCACGCTCCTCCTGCACCGCCGCATCCTTGCTGGCGAGGCCGTCGGCGAAGGCGCGAGCTAACGCTGCCGTCACGTCGCCACGCACTATTGTTGCTTGGTCTGCGATGTCGGCTGACCAATCTACGCACAATCCCCGCATCCGTTCCTCCGCGCTCGGCACCATGTTGGTCATGCTTCCTCCTTCAAGGCCACGATCTTGCGTTCGATCCATTGTGCGGCGTCCATGCGCTGCGGATCGTCGTTCGCTTGGTGACGTTCGGCCTCAGCCCGGCATATTGCTAGTGCCGCCTCCCATAACCGCCTGTAGTGGGCGGCGACACGGACTGTTGCCGAAATAATCATATGGGTTGGCGGGAGTCCATCTAAGTAGTTCGCCCAACTTTCACTGTCCCGCTCAAACCACTCCAACTGCTCTGCTGTCGGCTCGGGGATCATGGTTCCCATCCTTCCAGCTTTATCCATACGTGCCAGGTGCATCCGTCCTGGGTGCAGACCACCGACGGCGAGACTTGTCCGCTCGCAGCAATCTCGTGATCCTCGATCAAGCCTTGATGTCCATTGGGGCACACAACGTCGGCGGTCTTGCGTCCGTCCGGCAAAGACACCGGAATCCAGGACGGGAGCGGTGTTCGAGTCCAATCGGGGTTACGGCAGCCTCGCGGCAGAAAGATCATGGTTCCACCTCCAGCGGCAGGCCGCATTTCGGGCAGTAGTCGATGTAGGTCCCGTCCTCGTCCTTGAGCGACCATCTCGGTGACGGCTCCCTGTCGAAGAAGATGGCATCGAACCCGCAATAGGGACACTGACCTGGCGTCGGTATGCGCTCCCGCTTTACCTGCGCCGCGTGGGCGCGGAGGATGGCGCGGGCTTCCTCGACTGTTACCGGAGGAATCCGCATGGCTTGAATGATCTCAATGGGTTTGCTCATCTCGCCCTCCACCACCGCGCGAGGCGGGTCATGCCCCGACCTCAACGTGGGGTTGCCCTCGGTGCTCTTTGCTTTGCGCCTCGCAGAAATCGGCAATGGTCCGAAGGCAATCCTGCTCGAACACAGCCAGTTCCTCAGGGAAGAATGCGTACTTCCTCCAGCGCCCAAACCAGCGAACCTCCCCGAGTAGCGCCCCGCCATCTTTGGCTCTGACTGAGAAGCGGGACGTTTTGCCGCTGTCGGACTTGCCTTCGTCGCAGAAACGAATCCAGACCTGCTTCACTTCTTCCCCTCCTTGTCCACGCGGCGGACTTTGTAGATTGCAAGAATCATGTCCGGCCAATTGCGTTTTGCGTATCGTTGTTCGCGTTCCGCAGCAAGTAGCGTTTTCGTTCTGCGAAATACTGTCAGAATCGGCACCATGTCTGACCGCACCACCCAGTATTCCCACGGGCTACGCTGGGGCATCGGACTTCTCCTCATGCTGGCGGTCCTCGGCGAGCATAGCGTCGGCGAAACGTCCAATGATCGCGCCAACTTCGTCATGCGGCCCCGACCACCCGCCACATTCAATCGCCGCCGCCGCATTCCCAAGAGCCGGGACGGGGGTGCGCTTCGACCGGGATTCCCCAATCGCCGCCCGCCCCGGCTCAACATCCTAGAACCCTTCCGCCGCCCGCTCACGGGCGCGCTCGAAACTGTCAACCGTCTTCTCGCACTTCGGGCAGTAGAACAGCAGCTCTCCGGTGTCCCATCGGCCTCCACGGTCGGGGAACTTCGCGGGGAACTTCGCTTTCACCGCGGTCTCGGGGAACGTCTCCTCGCAGACGCCGCAGGCCAGCATCCCCTCGGAATCCTTGACGGGCTCCTCTTCTGCGGGCTGCGGTTCCTTCACGCCCAGCACTTCATCCCGCGTCGCCGGCTTCTTGACCGGAGGCTTCGCCTTCGTCTCGGGGACCGGCATATCCATCTCGGGGTCGTCCCCGGTCACGATGCCCATGATGGTCGTGAGCGCGTACTTGATCGCGCCCGTCACGGCGATGTAGAGCCCCTTGTCGTCCCCGGCCCTCCCCGAACCCGCCCAGAGCCCCGTGATGATCTCGCCGCTCGCGGCGTCCGTGAACGTCCAGCGCATCGGCACGATGAGAGCCTTGTCCATGATGCACGGCTCCCCAGTGATCTCCAGGTGGAACAGGACTCCATGCTCGCGGAGCTTGGGGTACACGGCCTCCTTGATGGCCTTCTCCGATGCGTAGTGGTACTTGTGGTGCGGGTTCGTCGCATCCTTCTGGATGTACCCGATCTCTCCCCCGACCGCGATGAGCTTCTGCGCCAGTCCTGGCGGTCCAGCCGTCACCGTGACTTCTACCGCGTCCTCTGCCATGGTCACTCCTCTCCTGGAATCAGACAGGCCACTCGAACATATCCCGCGGGTCCACGTTGAACCTGCGGACGAACCGGCTCAGGGTCTCGTAGTTGGGGTCGCAGCCCCCGGCCTCCATCTTCCGCATCCAGACCTCGGATCGGCCCAGGATCTCGGCGAAGGTCTTTTGCGACATCTTCTCGCGCTTCCTGCGCGCCACCATGATCCGGACTACCAGCGATCGCTTATCGTCCACAACGCATCTCCTCCATGCGAAGTTCTGCGTAACGCAACACGACCTTCGCGCAATCCTCCAGGAGATCCACCCCGGCCTTGCGGAGATCGTCCGAGTCCATGGCTGCCACGATGCGTGCGTAAGCGTTGGCGCAGTCGTCCGCGGTTCTAAGCCGGTCTCTCATGCGGATCAGGTCGGTTGCTGCCTTGACGTAGGAATCCTGGAAGGCGTAGGCGGTGGCCTTCCAGCCGTCCCGTTCCTTCTCGGCTTTGGTGCGGTACTGGCAACTCATGACACATCCTCGTTTCCCGACGCGACCTCGCCCAGCCAGCAGGAGGGGCAGAGTTCGCCTCTCGTGGTGACGGAGATCCCACAGACTGAGCAGGCGGGTTGGGATTCCCGGCATTCCAGCGCGACCGTGTGGCCGTCTTCGGCGAGAGCGCGCACAACGGCGGTGCGAACATACTGGAGTGCTTGGCCCGCGTTCTGGTAGTTCCAGTCTGGGTGTTCCTGCGGAGGGCATCCCGAGCAGAATCCGTCCGATGGCTGGGAGTAGTCGCCGATGCTCCGGTAGGCCATCGCCACGATGGAACAGGCTTCTCGGATCGCTTCATCCCGTGTCATGACTGGACCTCCGGGCTGTTCGAGAGTTCCTTGATGTCCACGTCCTTGTGACAGAACGTGCAATGGGTGTCTTCGTCCAGGATGACGGGCGCCCCGCACCACTCGCGGATCTTGCCAGCCCCGTCGCACTCGCCGCACTCGTCGGTGTTGATGTAGTCATCGACCGCGATGCGCTTGGCGTGGTCCCCTCGACCGTCGCAGGATGGACAGGGCTTCTCGACGACCGCGGCATGAAAGAGCCCGGTCTGCGTGGGGAAGAACAACTGGGTGTGGGTCTCGATGAAGTAGGTGCAGTCGCCGACCGTATCGGGCAGCGTGTCGGCCCGCAGGCGGATCGCCTCCGTGCGGGCGAACCCGATGATCTCGTCCAGCGGCGCCGGCCCCCTCGAGGTCTCGATTCTGAGTACCATGGGTGTCTCCTCTCTCCTTCCGGTACAACAGTATTATCGGCTTGCACACAGCAAGAATCCAGTGTTTTTCCGATACTCTTGTTTCTTTCTTGGAACCATCTGCAAGCAAAGGACTTATGCTTGTTTACTGGGTGGATTTCGCTGGGGGGCTCGCTGGATGCGCGATCGTGGGCGGGTTGGATGGATGGGGTGGGGGAGGGGGCGATCGTGGCACCTGGGGGCTCCCTGGAGGTCTATGGAGTCTTCCGGCCCTCTTCCCGCTTCAGGGTGCGCCAGATCGCCGAAGGGTCGATCCCGAGTCGCCGGCTGGCGGCGCGGACGGTTCCTTCGCGCAGGATGCAATGATTGATGTAGGCGACCTTGAGTTGCCGGAGCGTGGGATCCCCGAGGGCGTCGAGGATGATGGGGCTGGCGTCGCCGCCGTCGATGACGGCCAGGGCTCTCCGGAGCCTCATCTTCTCGTTGTCCGTGAGCGTCACGGACTCGTCGAGCAGAACGCATCGCAGGTGCGCGGTGATCTGCACGAGCCGCGGTGTGCAGGCCGACTCGCTTCTCATGACTCGCGCTCCCATCAGGGTCCAGGCCATAGCATGTCTCCCGGAGCGGCGACTTCGCTCCCGTCATTCTGCCCCAGTTCCGGCGAGTAGATCGCAATGACCTGCCGCGCCGTTCCGACGCTCCAGTAGGCGTGCATCTCGTACAGAATGTCATACCCCGACAGGTCGCCCCAGGTCGGTACTGCGTCCAGGGCGACGGTATCCCATGTCGTCACGATCCCACCCGAGGGCGTCTTGGCGAACGACAGATCCTTGATGACTGCCCTGCCGTCGATGGTCTTGATCCGATGCAGCACGCGGAACTGCGTGTTCGTGAACGATGGGTTGGAGTACGCATATCGAATCCAGAGGTAGTCCCCGAGCAGCGGCATGATCCGCACCCGGAAGATCAGCGATCCACCACCAACCGCGGTTGCATCCGTGTTGATCGGATTGTTGGCCAGCGAGTACGGGTAGGACGCGATCATGTTGTGGATGCAGCAGTCGCCCACGACCGCTTGCAGGTCCGCGTTCTCCAGCGTCTCTCCTGGCGTCCAGACCTTGCGCGTCATCGCATGTAGTCCGATGTGAAGTATTGGGAGGTGCCGGCCATCACCCGCATGTTGGCTAGGTTCACGGTGGAGGTCAGGTTCTTCAGGTACATCTCCAGCACGCAGTCCTCGCCTCGGAGATCACCGAGCGCGCCCACCGCGCTCATGTTCCATCCGGTGCGTATCCGCGCCCCGCCGGGGTTGCTGGTGTACGAAGCCCGCGTCGCCGTCGAGAGCTGTTCGGCTCCCACCATGACGCGAGTGCTTCCAGCAAGGTTGGTGATGTAGAAGGTGATGTAGCCGCTCGAGGCCGCCTCGTTGAACATCTGGAACTGCACGCAGACATAATCCCCTACGTTCGGGAGGAGGCGGATCTTGGCGTTCGGACTGCCCGCCGCAGGGTAATCCCCTGCCCTGCTGATCTCGTAGGGATACCGGGACATCGCGTACAGATGATTCATCGGCATGATGGCGTACATCGAGCCGTCGATCTTGGTGGTGAGCATCGTCTCACGGTGCGCCCACTCATAGACCCCGCTCCCCTGTTCCGCCGCGGGGCTCCAGACGAGCTTGCCCATCTATCCCCCCCAGAAGATGTCGAACGTGGACCGCGCACCGAAGCTGTGGGTCACAACCCGCTGTCCCCCTTCGCCACCGTCGTAATAGCCCCATGACGCCCCGGGGAACGAGCTCGTGAGCGAATAGCTGGGATGCGTCGGCCAGTCGTACACCATGATGTTCTTCAGGTACTCGCAGTTAGAAGGGATGATCTCCAGCCACAGCTTGTTCTTCTGCGAGTAGCAGATCGGGCTGTCGGTGAAGCTCGAACCCGCAAACATATTCCACAGACGCGACCCGATGGCAAGCTGGAGCCAGGTGTGGCGGTCCCCGGCGTCCAGAGCATCCCAATTGTGCCGCAAGGTGTAGTTCGCCATCAGGACATCCGGCGGGTGTGTGGTGATCCAGTCCTCTGGAGCCTTCCCACCCGTTCCGCTGTAGGGCCACACCTTCACGGTCACGATGCCCGTGAGGGATCCCAACACGACGCGCTTGAACGTGAGGAAGATCCTGAGTGCATTGCTCTGAGGATAGGAGAGCAGGAAGCCACCGTCCGTGGCGGCGTTGTACGAGACTCCCGGGGTCGTGGCCGCTAGAAGCCGGTTTCCACCGAGGGCGCGCTTCATGGCGCGGAGCTTGACCGCGGTGACGGTCTCGGCATTGATCCCCGCTACGCCGCCCCACTTGATCGTGTCACGGATGCTCACAGATACACCCCCGAGGGCGCGCCGTAGATTTCCTTCGTCCCGTCGAGTACATGGCCCGATTGCGTCTTGAGCCAGTTGTCCGTACCCCATGCCCCAGGGAGGACGTAAATCTCGAAGCCGCAGATCGCCTCCTTGAAGTGTACTTCCTTCGAGAAGCAGAAGCCAGTGACATCGAGACCAACTTCAGAGTCGATCACCCGGACGAAATCCCAGAGTTCGATCCCCATGGTGTCGATGGGGCATCGGAGCGTGAGGATCTTGGGCGGGTATGCCGACATCTCCAGGGCGATCAGGGCTGCGTTGTTCGCCCGCTGCGACCCGTAGGTGGTGCCGATGTCGTAGGTCCACTCGTAGGTGCGCTCCGCGCTCACCTGGCCGTAGATGTTGATGCTCGCCTGATTTCTCTGGTCCAGCGATTGTCCTGCGTTGTCGAGGCTCGTGTATCCACCAGCCCCGTCGTTCACCTTGACGTAGATGAGGTTCACCACCGAGCCCGTTGGTCTTTGCATCTTGAGTTCGGAAATCGTCTTCACCCGGTTGAGCGTGGTGTCGGCGGCGATGGGAGCCGGGGAGAGATAGAACACACCGATGGTGCCAGTCGTCGTCCAGTAGAGCATCCCGTTCACATGGTCGAACAACCGCTTGATGCAGTCCATGGAACTCATGGTGCCGGACTCGCCGGATCTCCAGGAGAACAATTCCAGGCCAGCGCGGCGTTCAGACTGGATCGCGGCGTTGAACGAAACTGTGTCGATGGAATCCACGAACCCGTTATCCAACAGGATCTGTTGTACTCCGGCGGTAGGGACCATCCCGCCGAAGGCTCCAACGCCGCCCCCTATGGAATCCGTCCGGCGCAGGCGGGACAAGGGATCTGTGAACGTAAGCTCCACCGTCCCTGCGTCCAGGTTCTCGATCACGTCATCCAGTTCCCCGACGAACATGACGGCTAGGACTTCTCCTTGCTCGATCTGGACGCCAAGGCTCACCTTGCACCGGGCAAAGGAGGCGGAGTCGTCATCGACATACCCCGATGGATTCAGCGTCGAGAACTTCTCGTCGGCGTTGTAGAGCACGATGCTCATGCCCGTCATCTCCGGCACCCGCTCCGTGGGCCGCGCCGAGACGCGGAGCGTGGGGAGGTCGCTCACGAGATAGGTGAAATCCCGGTACACCCATGTTCCACGCTTGATCTTGGACGTAGCCGAGTCCCATTCGATCTCGACCTTGTAGATGATCTGCGCGGAGTGCTGTAGGAGCGCCCTCCGCGCTGCGGGGGTGAACAGGATCACAACGGAACCGCCGGTGGAATCGTGCCGACCTGTTCCAACTGCACCGAACCCATCATGGCCGACGGGTCCACGTTGGCGCCGAACGAACCAGGGATGGTGGTGATCTGGAACAGTCTGCCGGCAGTCTGGGAGAGGAACGCGCGCACGCCAGCGTCCTTGAACGTCACATAGTCGTTCTCGACATCCTGAAGCGTCCACGCTCGGGAGTCGATGCGGAACCTGTCCATCGGCATCTGCAACCCGAGGTACTTTGGCCCCGTGATCGCGTAATCACTCCCGATCCACATTCCAGGAAACTTGGTCAGGGAAGAGGCGGTAGCCGGGCGATTCACCGCGCCGAGCAACGCACCGTTCCGGTACACCGTGAACCGCACCTGGTAGGTGGGTGCTCCGACGTACTCGCGGGTAAACACGAACTGCTCCCAGCTATTCGTAGCCGCTGGAATGCTGTATGTGGTGGGGATAAATCCGTCCATGCTTGTCCCGAGCGTTGGACCTGGGCCGATGAGGGAGAAGTAATCGACGCCGACATCGGAGGAACTCCAGAGATAGCGGTAGTTGCTCACAGGATCGAATGTGCGGCGCACCCATGTAGCAATCGTCAAGTCGGGTGAGCGCCCGATGGGAGACGCTACGTTCAGCACGTCCGGCACGGACGGATTCGCGGAAGGGTGCATATAGGAGGATGGGTAATCCCCGGCCTCCAACTGCCAGCAACCGAAACTGAACATCGCTCCCGTGCTGGTTCCCTGGTCGTGGGTGATGTATAGGGTGTGCGATGTGGCGGTCGCCGTGAACTGCTGCCACACACGCATGTACTTCCCCGGAGACAGGGTGACATAGGCGCCCGCCGAGCCTCCACTCAGTACAAGCGCGATCGTTCCGGCCCCACGCGCCCAGATGGACTGGACGTACTGCACCCCGATGGTGAGCCCGGAGACGAACGTGGTGACGAGATGGTTCCCACTCGGCATGAAGACGGTCTTGAACGTGCAGACCTCGGTGTTCCCCGGGTTCACGGATGTCAGGATGGGCGCGCCGAACGGGGAAGTCGTCGGATTCAGAGCCATCAGATTCCGAGTCTTCGATTCCAGTAGGATCGCGTTGCCGATCATTCCCGGAACGAACTTCGCCAGATCGGTCGTTCCGAGCGGCATGATCCATCCGATGTCATCCTTGTCGAAGCGGGATGGATAGTAGTCATACCCGGGAGCCCTGGGGATGATTGTCGCAGCGGAGTTCTGACCGATCTCTGTGACCCCACAACCGGGATCCAGAGACCCGAAGGTGGAGCACCAGACCGTGAACTGATCCCACCAAGGCGTGAAGGCCACTGGCTTCCCGAGCTGCCACAACTTGAAGAGTTGGGCGAGGGTGGATCCTGACCATCGCTTTGACGAGATCACCATGCCGATCTCGTCCGGGCCAGTCCTGAAGGACCGCGCCTGCCCGCTACGAAGGATCGGAACGGACACGACACCGGAATTGAATCTGGTAATCCGTGGGGGTTCCGAACCGACATCTGCTTCGACGTACTCGTATCCGGCGCCGCCGTTCGGCCATATCTGCCGCTCGTCGATCACCCCAGCACCGGAGTCCTTGAGGTAGGGTGCGGTCACGAGCTTGAACTTGATGGAGCCTGCCATCAGATCGTCTTCCCGGTGTCGAGGAAGCGGAGCTTCTTCTGCACCATGCGTGCGAGTTCTCTGGCCGTGCCCTCATCTCCGGCCAGGAGCCCGGCGTTGATGTGTACGCTGACCCCGGACGGGGACTGGAGGTTTGCGAGGAATCGTTCCGTCATGTCGGACGGCAGCACAAGTTCACCTGGGGCGAGGAGCGCTGGAATGCTATCGACGCCGGGTTGTCCACCGCGCAAGATCCCGCCACCCGCCATCTTCGGCACGAGCAGACCGTTCGCCCCGCCGGCGAACGACAAGAGCTTGCCGAAAAAACCGCCAACCGGACCACCGATGGATGACAGCGCCTTCAGGATTGCAAACTTCGCAATGAGCGCGACGAGATCCGAGATGAGTTGCGCGATCCACTCTCCCATCGACTTGAAGAACCCGCCCCATGCGGATTGATTCTGGAGTGCGGAGAGTTCGAGCCGGTCCATGGCCTTTCTGGTGTTCGCCGCGGCGCGCTCCCATCGCTCCTGCTCCCTTGTGGTGGTGGCTAGATTGGCGTTCAACTCCTGGATCCTGAGTTCGGTGCCCATCTGAGCGAGCTCGTCCCGTCCTGCCAGGAGCCCGTACACGAAGTCGCCGATCAGGTTTCCAAGATCCATGAAGCTGCCGATCAGTGATTGTGCGACCCGCACGCCCATGTCGCCGAACTCCTCCAGCGCCTTCACGGCTTCGTCCTGGAGCTTGTTCGTGATGCCCTTCAGGTTCCGCTGGTACTGCGCGGTGATCTCCGTGGCGTCGATGATGAGCCCCTTGAAGGCAGATGTGTCGGACGCCACCTTGCCGGTTTCCCCGAACTCCTTGCGGGACGTATCCCCGGGGCGCAGGCGACCGAGCCCGCGCTGGAGATCGACCATCTCCTTCAAGGCTGTGAGCTTCTGCCGGATGAAATCCAAGTCCCGGACATTGCCCTTCTCGATGAGGTCGTTCAGAGCCTTCACCTGATCGGCGATGCCCTGCATGAATTGCTGCGTGTACGCATTCGTGCCCTGGAGCCCCTTGGTAAGCGCCTCCGTGAGACTGTCGGCCATGGGCTTTACTGCGGACTTCATCCACTCCGCAACCTGGTTGACCTGCTTCTCTCCCGCGGTGTCCGTAAGCTCGACTCCACCCGTCTGATTGCCTTTCCCCAGCGCGTCGAGTTCCGCCCGCAGGCTCTCCAGCTCCGCTTTCGCTGCTTCGGCTGCGGACTTGAACTCGATCCAGGTGTCCCTGCCCTTCTGCGTGTACTCGCCCAGCTTCTTCATGGCAGCGCCGGTATCCATCAGGCTGTTGCCGATCAATCCCATCCCTGGGATCGCGGCGTTGAGGCCGATGAGATTGGCTCCGATCTGCTGGATGGCGTTGCCCCACTCGTTCATCTTGGCGATGAAGTCGTTGAGGTTGCTGAACAGGAGTCTGGACAGCAGGACGCCAAGAAGCGTCAACGCGGTGACGAGCAGCGTGACCTCAAGGAACATGAGAGCGATCCCACCACTAGCAAGCGCCGTGGCTCCGAACAGCGCGGTCATGCCGCGCACCACCGCGTAGGTGATGGTGGATAGGGCACTAAGGATCGCGCCCGTGGTACTGAGCAGCTTGGCGAACACGAAGAGGCTGCTGAACGCGATGGTTGCGATCAGGGCGAACTTGGCAACCGACTTCACCAATTCTGCGTTGTTCCGGATGAAGTGCTGGATCCCAACCACAAGGCTCATCACGTCGATCAGGATGTTCCGGATGCTCGGCCCCAAAACGTCCACGAGGGCGAACCCGATCCCCTGCACCGAAGCCTTCATGGCCGTGAGATCGTCCCCGAGGGCGTCCCCGAGTTTCACGCTGGCTTCGCTCGCCACCCCGCCGACAACCTCGAGCTGCCGGCTCAGGAGCCGCAAGCCTTCCGACCCTGCCCCTACCAGGGCGCCCATCTCGAGGGCGGATCTGCCAAGCACCTTGATTGCGAGAGCGTTCCGGATGGTGACGTTCGACTGGTTCCCCAGGGATGCGGTGAGTTCGTTGAAGAGTTGGGTGGAGGACTTCACATTGCCGGAAGCGTCCTTCACGTCCACCCCGAGCGACCGATAGGCCGCCTGGGCTTCCTTGCTCCCGCTGACCGCGGCTCCGGCGGAGTTCGCAATACCGCGGAACGCAGCGATGATGGCCCCGGAGTCGGTTCCGAACTGTCGCGCTGCGTAGATGAGCTTCTGATACTCCTCAGCGTTCGCACCGATCCGTGCGGAGTTGTCGTTGATGGCCGAGAGCACGCTGGAGGACGCGATGGCGGTGCCCATGAGGGCTGCGCTCACGGCTCCAGCCCCGGCGGCGAGGTTGCGGAACGCCTGGGCCGACAGATCGCCCGTCGTCTTCAGGAGTTGGCCGGTGCGCTTCATGGCGCCGGCGAACCCCTGATCCAGCTCGGCGCTGATCTTGATTGAGACTCGGTGCTGTCTCTCGGCCATCCTACCCCGCCGCTTTCGTTCCGATGTAAACCGCCCCGGCGATGGCCGGGAGCATATCGTCCTTGCCCCGGTTCTGGAGCCTCATCAGATGGCGGGTGTTCTGCCTTTCCGCCTCATAGGCAAAGGCCATGAGCCGGTGAAACTCCGTGCGGTCAAGCCGCAGGATCTCCAACGGGCTCATCCCGAACAACCTGGCCGCGATCAGCACCAACTTCCCGGTCGGCGTCCACGCGAAATCGCGCGGTGGCCTTCCCGACCTCCCCCACTTCCTTGTTCATCAGATCCATCATGGTCCCCGCCAGGGGGAGGAGGAGGTTCCCGAGGATCTTGGGAGTCGTATGGCCGGCTGGGCATTCCCCATCTCCCGTGTAGAGCTTGGGGTCCACCATGCAGACCTCGAGGAGCTTGATGGCGAACGCACGGAACTTCCGCGTGTCCTTCTGCAACTCGTTCTGCTGCGACTCGATGGCGGCTTCGCGGTCCACAGCCTCGGCTGTGATGTCGGCCACGATGGGATCCAGTCCTGCGTCCACCATATCCCATACGGTCGGACACACCACCGCAACCTCGAACCCGCCTACCTCCACGATGAGGGTTCGGCCCTCCTTGAGTTGTTCCGCTCTGTCCATGCCCTTCTCCTTCTTCTAGGTGATGACGGGAACCGAGACGATCGTGTTCTTCGTTCTCAGGTACACTATCGTCGGAACCTTGGTGGTCGAGATGTCGAGCGAGGCGTTCCGCCCCGTGGTCGAGGTCTCCCAGTACGGGGTGAAGTTCACGGTCTCCACGACCACGCCGTTGTCGCCGATCTCCGGCCCGAGACTCGATGCGATGCAGGACGGGAAGTACAGCTCGAACTCCGCGTTTCCCTTCACCCACTTGAACGAGAGTTCGTGGATGGCCGGGAGCGCCCAACGGGTCAGCCCGATGCCACCTGCGGTTCCGGCTGCGGCGCTGTCCTGGTACTCGTGTACGACCGAGATGCTGCCCGTCATCTTGCCGGCCAGCACGGGTTCCTGCATGGCGAAGGATCCCACGAACTCCCGATCCTCGCTCTTGGGGATTCCAAGGTTGATGTCGGCGGATTGGAAGTTCCACGTCACGGGCGATCCGACCGCGGTGCGATCCACGACCCGCAGGGAGCAGGCGTCACCGCCCATGAGAAGCGCGGCGGTGGGGAACGTCGGGGTGCCGGGATCGGCTGAGAGCGTGATGGGTGCCTTGCCCAAGAACCCCACGGTGCAGATAGCGGACTGGTTCGTGATGTTGAACTTGAGGTTCTGCACGAGCATCCCGAGGAACCGCATCCCGTAGTCGGACGCTGCGGCTGGGTTCACGAGGTCGAACCGCATGGATCGGTAGCCCGCGCTCTCCGCGGCAACGCCCTTCTGGTAGGCGTTCTGGGTCGGGTACGGGTAGTAGAACCGGGTGTAGTTGGTCGGCCCGGCCTCGTCCTTGATCTGGCCGAAGAACGAGTGCCAGATGTTGTCGAACCCCTCGTAGCGGAGGGCGAACGGAATGTCTCCGGCCCCGCGCTGGAGTTTGACGTAGGGATCCTTGTCGGCCATCCCGCCCAGGGACGGGTCGGCTGCGAACTCCTCCGCCATCGGCTTGAGTCCGGACGAGATGAGAGCGACCTGCTTCAGCCCGCCGGCGGCTGCGGTGCCAGCGTAGGTCTGCTCGAGGATGAACTGCGCCCAGGCATTCGCCCCGATTGTTGGTCTCGGCATTGTCGTAAGCTCCTATATGGTGCGCCTGTAACGCACCGACTCGGTAATGACGAACAGCGACCACTCGCCGTTCGCGTCATCGAACACCTGTTTGCGCCGGCTGCGATCGAAGACCTCGACCCCACGCTGCCCAGCGTGGTCAAGGATGTACTCGATGTCGCACATCAAGCCGCGCCGGATGTCCGGCGCCGTCTTCCCAGGGAACCTAACAGCGTCCGGCCTGACGTACCCGAGATAGATCAGGTCGGATCCCTCGTTCACCGAACTCGACGGTTCGTACTCGAAGTCTCCGTCACCGTCCGTCTGGAGCAGCCACGGCATCTTGCTCGGATCGACCTGCTCCAACGTAGCAGGCTTCCGCGTCAGCGTCACGAGTCCGATGTTGTAATCCACACCAGGAGGAGTGCCGACGAGCACCCCCAAGGCGGCGTAGTCGTAGTCGAGAATGATCTGGAGCGTGTCGCGCGGCGCGCTCATGGCCTCGGCCCTTCCATAACGGCGATCCCGACTCCATACCCCAGGAGGTTCACGACCAAGGGCTCCGCGGTATTCACGGATTCATCCAGGTACCCGGTGGGCTTGAGACGCACAGATCGCTTCAAGATGTACTGCACGGTGCCAGATGCCTTCTCGGCGAGATAGGCACCCCGGCGGCCTTGCTGGAGCTCGAGGCGGTCCCCCCAGTCCCGAGCTCGACTCCCGCGAGCCGTCTTCGTCTGCGGGATCGCCAGCGATCCGGCCTGCCTCGGTCTCACGACGCCCCCAGGTAGGTAGCCGGAACCCACGTTCTGAATCCAGGCTGCCGGGTGATTCGATCCGACCTTGCCGGCGACTATCCCACCCCCGAGCTGGCCCTTCCCGGCCACCGGCTTCGTAATCATCTGCATATCCCAGGACTTGCGGAACAGCCCGGTGTGCTGGGTGAACTTCCGCAGGATCGACTGTCCCAGGGTGCGCTGCACGAGCACGAGGGCTTCCACCATCTTGGTCCCCATCTGGTTCATGACGGCGTATGGGAGACTCAGGAGGTAGGCTTGGATCTCCTCGATGCCATCAATCTCCGCGGTGACGCGGGATCTGCGGGTACGGTAGTGCGCCCGTCCCCCGCGCAGCCCTGAAGTTCCGCCCTCGAACCGTGGCATCACTCGCCCCCGGTCCCGTAGGGAACCACGAAGTGCCCCAGAAGCGCCTTCACGTCCTTGGGCATCGGATCCCTGGAGTAGAAGACCGTCTGGCCGTCAACGCTCATGGAGTCAATGTCGTCCCGGCGGTTCGCGTACTGCCGCCAGTATTCGGCGCAGAGCTTCATGCAGGCCAGCACCACATCGCTCGGCACGTCCCCGAGTGTGGCCCACCCAGGGGTGTACTGGATCTGCCAGTTCCGGATCCCATGTGTCCACGAATACCCGCCCTTGAGCATCAGGACTCCCTTGCGGGTGTCGAGCAGCAGATCGCTCGATAGGTAGGTGGCGTAACTCGATCCGTCCACCGCCAGGTAATCGGCCTGGGAGACCGACACGACGGGGTGCATACGGAGGTAGAGCCTCTTGGACCCCTCGCCATCGTAGAACTCCGTCACGGCTCGCCCGACGAAGTGCCGGCCACAATGCCGCTCCACCCGATCGGTCGCGGCGTTGATGACGCGCTTCACCAACTCGGCTTCCCCCGCGCTCGGGGGGCCTTCCAGTTGCATGTACTGGGTCACATCCTCGATGGTGGCGAGGGCGTAGGTGGCGAGCGTGACGACAGTGAGCGCCATTTACTTTGTTACCATCGACCCCGACTTCATGCTCTTGTCGGGCATCACGAGGGGTTCCATGATGTCCCGGTCCACCAGCTCCAGGTTCCCGTCCAGCGAGTTCTTCACCCGCTGGAAGTCCTCACGGTCGATCATGAAGGTATGGTCCTTATGGACCACGAACCCTTGCCCTTGAATGAGTGTGCTTTTCGTTACCCGCACCTGCACCTGCATCTTCGCTCCCTTCTCCATTGCCTTGTCGTAAGCGTCAAGGTGAGCACGCTTCAAGCCCGCGATGTCCGGATGCTCCGGAACGCCGAAGGCGTCGCGTGCGTCTTGCGTTAGTTCGGTTTCCATATCTCCAGGATCATCATGGCGCCCGATGCCGCCACCGAGTCGTTGTCCGTGTAAACGTACATGAATCTCCACCACTTCGATACCGGGACCGCCGTTGCGAACGACACCGGAGTTTTGGTGATGCCAGTCGCAAGCGTAGTCAGGATGGGTTTCCGACCAATCGCCGTCGAGGGTGTCAGGGTCGCGCAGGTCTCCAGAACCAGCGATGTCGCTGTGGTGTCCATGTACCAGGCCGTCCCTGAGAGGAACAGGGTGTTCGCCGATCCACCCCGGGTGAGCAGTTGGTTCTGAGCCTTCACCCATCCTGTGAGGAGCGTATCCCCCTGTTCGACGGCGGTATCGGTACAGGTGATCCGCCACTCCAGCATCCCTGGCCCGGAATCGCCAGAGAGAACCGCATTCGCAGTCTTGGTGATGACCGAATCCGCCCTGAGCAGCAGCGGCGGCAAGAGCAGGAGCGCGACCAACCCAGTGATCTTCAGAATCCGCATCTTCGTCTCCTTCACGAATACGGGGTGGCGGCCAGCTTCCTGACCGGCCACCCCGCTTCGTTCATCGCTGGGGAAGGGCATCCCAGCTCAGATCACGAACTACAGAGGCTTGATGTCGTATCCGTAGTTCACCGTGGTCGCCGTCGCCGGATGGATGGTGTTGAAATCCCCGCGCTCCCACATCACGACCGCGTGCTGGTCGCTCATGGGGAACCGGATCGCCTCCACCGCCATGCTCGCCATCCGACCGCGCAGCCACGCGGGACGGTACACGAGCAGGTTGCCACCCGAGGACCGGGTGAGCGTACCGTGCTTCTTCCCGTTCAGCGTGTCGGTCGCGTTGTCTCCCTCCACCCGGAAGAAGAACTGGCTCAGGATCACCGGAATGTCGTCGAACGATCCCACCTGGCCGCTCAACAGAGTGGCCTGCGGTCCGAAGTCCGACAACTTCTGCATCCCCGGAAGAACCATCATCCGGTAGTAGCAGTCCAGCGACACGATCCAGGCGAGATCCGAGAGCAGAACCCCGTACTTGTCCATCTTCACCCGCTGTCCGCGGAGCGAGGTCTGGAAGTCGGCGTCGGCCCACGTTCCCGGAGTCGTGTAGGCGATCTGCTGATGCGGGAACCCATGGGTGTCGGCGGAGGTTCCGGCCCACGAACCCTGTGAGATGCAGTAGTACCGGAGACCGTTGAACCACGTCGAGCACTCGCTCGCGTCCGCGGCATCCAGGGTGCCGGCGGTGTCGCCGTTCACGATGGCGTTCTCCCAGCCCCGACCCACGGCCCTCGGCATCTGCTGATTGAGCCACGGCATCGCCGCTGCGATGGTGTCCTCGCTCCACTCCCGCGTGAAGAACTGGAAGGCCCGGATCTTCTTCGCGGTGAAGGTCGCCCGACCCACCGGATCGCTGGCTCCGAACGCCTGATAGGTAGCCGGAGTGAGGGTCGGGGAGAACGCCTGCGAGTAGTCGTTCGCCTCGCTCACCGGAACGGCAATCGGAGCCGCGGTTGCGAAGGGCCAGTAGAACGTCGGGCTCGGCATCCGGACTTCCTGGAACAGCGAGCCGACCCGCATCTCCATCGTGAGGAAGTCCGTCATCTGCTGGCTCGTGATGGTGGGCACCCACACCGAGGAGCCGCTGTCGTCCAGGATGTCGTTGGCCTTCGTGATGGCATGTACGGCTTCCCGGTACTGCTTCCACTTGGCGGTCTCCCGGATGTCTTCCGGCGTGTTCGGCATGGAGTCGAGCTTGCACGCCTGGCGGATCTTCTCCATGTAGAACAGCTCATCGTTGAGCGTCTGGAGTTCGCTGATCTGCTCGTGACCCTTCTGCCCGGGCTGCGGACGCTTCGAGATGAACGTCTTGCGGAACGACTTGGGCGTTCCATCGAACTCACCGGCATCCACGCCGGGGAAGATGGGCTCCCGATGCTGGCGATCGATCTCGCGCTGGAGATCGACACCCATCTTCTCGACGGTCTCCAGCTTGTCGGAGAACGTCTTGCGCTCCGACCGGATCTCGTCGCGGATCTGCTCTGTCAGCCGCACCAGTTCTTCGTGTGCGGTTGCTTTGACTTGCTCGGTCATACCAACCTCCTAGAGCGACTGCGGTAGCAGGTCGCGGGGGATGCCGTGCGGTGCAACTTGCGCCCCGGCGTGAGAGAACGTCATGCCATTCACTTGATCGGGTAGTTGATGTAAAGCACGGAGTAGCCGGTTGTGGTGGCTTCCGCGTGCCTGACGATCACCCTCAAAATCGGAGCGACCACCGAGACGGCGAGTGCCTTGAACGGGGCCGCCGCCGTTAGATTGGAGTTGATGTTGTTCAGCGAGTATATTTCCAGCCAACCAGTCGTCGGAGACGCAAGCGTGCCGACGCTGATCCCAGTATTCACTGAGTCCACCAGCGCCGTCACAAAGTACGCCCCGATGCTCAATGGCATGGCGGTGTACGGTGTGGCGCCCGGCAGGATCGTCCATTTCCCGTCCGAGATGTCCACGTAGGAGGTGTCGAGCGCGCTGGTCGCCATCGAGGGAAGCGAGATCGCCACCGTCACGACTCCATACTGAACGGTCCTCAACTGCGGCGCGTTCTTGGTCGCCATCGCGGTAGAGGCCAGACCAAGCAGCCCGACCGCCACCAGCAGACCCATCAGTGGCTTGCGAATCATCAGTCTCTCCTTGTCAGACTGAGATCACGCAGGATGCTCGAAGCCTTCTCGATTTCGAGAAGTTCCGCCATCGTGATCCCTGGTCCGCGTGGTTCCCGCTCGAAGCGATCCACCAACTGCTTGAGCCGGCTGATCTCCCCGAACGCTTCCTCCAGACGGTTCCCGTACTCGCGTGCGAACACGCGCTGGATGGCCTCTTCAAGTTCATCGGTCGGGCCGTTCATCAGAAGTCCGAACGCCCTCCGCACCGCATCGGGGTTCGCCGGGATGGAGACGATGCTCCACTCCAGCAACTCCCACTCATGGAACGTGAAGCCGCCAGTCCAGATGTCCTGGGTCTTCCCGCTGTTGGTCTCGGCGGTCTCGTAGCGCATTTCGTACTTGAGCGGGCGGAATCCGATGGAGGTCGCTCGAATCCTTCCGTCCGCGACTTTGCCCTTGACCATGGCGGCGAGACCGTCCTGATCGTTGGCGGTGTCGAAGTCCATGTCGGCTTCGACCCGTATCCCGGGGATGATCCGCTCGGCGATGGAGTTTCCGATGTGCTTGGTGTGATCGTGCTGCCACAGGACGACGTTGTTGCTACGGAACGCGGTGTTGACCATGCCCTCGGGGGTCACGACATCCTCGTAGCGATCCACTGTCGGGGTGGAGATCGTGAAGGTGAAGATGTCGGGACCGGCCTTGAGAACGCGATCCAACCCTCCCTGCCACCAGAGGAGTTCCGTCTTTCCTCCCTTCTTGCAGTCGGCGGCCAGGCGTTCGCGCATCGCGTACTCGTCCGGCCTCGTGGCTTTCAGGAGCTCCAGAGTGTTCATGCGTGACCCTTTCCGTTCCGCGAGTAGGCGGCTGCTTCGCTCGCCAGGATCGGATCCATCGAGCATCGGCAGTCGATCACTTCGGATGCGTCGGCCCCGTGATCTTCGTCCCCGGGGTAATCCAGCCGGGAGCTCCCAACGGTGAAGGTCTCGTCGAGACCGACCACCTGGCCGTCCGCTTGCTGGTGAGTGTCACGCACCTTGTCGTCTCCAGACGAGACCCACATCTTGCGATTGACCACACCGCCGGTCTGTGCCCACGCATCCACTTGGCCGAAGTTCACCGAGCGGTTCGATTCCGTCTGCGCGATCATGCGTGCGCGCTCCACGTTCACATCCGAACCCATCACGTCCATCAGGCGGGAGGCGAGATCCGCGTTCGTCTCCCCCAAGGCAAGCCCTTCCGCAAGCGTGGCCTGTACCTTCGCCAGCGTAGCCTCGTGGATCCCCACGATGAGCTTGCCGGACTGCTTGGAGGTGAAGGTGGTGGCCGATACCCCCGAGGAGTGATAGGTCAAGTCGGGGTCGATGAGACGCATGGCTTCCCTGCCGGTCTCCGATACGGTGTCGTAGTAGGCCCCGAGGAACTGACTTTGGTATTCGTTCTCCAGTTCATCCAGGAGTCCGCTGAGATCATCCATGACGCCCTTGAAGCGGGAGCTCTTGGCCGGGAACTGGAGTTTCGCCAGATCCACCAGGACTCCCTTGCGCCTCTCGATGACCTCGAGTACGGCCTTCCGCTGCTGCTCGAACAGGGAGTAGGAAGTGTCCTGGAAGATCCGGATGGAGGCCCGGCGAATCGGATCTAGATTGCGGGTGCGGATCTCGTTCCGCGTCTCGATGTCGAGTTCGATGGCCTTCCGAGCGAGTGTCGCCAGAAGGTTCTCCACCTGGTCATCCTCTGGAGACTCGTCTGGTGGAGTGTCCGCTGGTGGAACCTCGGGTGTCGCGGGGGTTCGCACATCCAGGCTCGCCTTGAGCGACGTGATCTGGAAGTTCGTCAGGAACTCTTCCCCATGCTTGACGGGATCGAGTTTCGGGATGCGACCCGAGCTGAGGTAGAACCTGGCCTCGTTCGGGTTGATGATGCGGCGCTCCAACAGGGGCGAGATCACGGAGGCGATCTGGGTTCGGTCGGGCTGGAGCGCCTTGATGTCGCTGATGTCGAGGATGATGGTCACATCCCCGTACCGTGATGCGAGGTCGCGGTTCAGGCGCGCCTCCATCTTGCGGATCTTGGGCAGGATGGTAGCGATCCAGAACGCCGACTCCTGCTGCTGCGCGTTGGAGTAGGTAGCACCGTCCAGGAGCGTTACCATGATGGGCGGCACGCCCACGGACATCAGCATTTCCTCTCGGTTCATGGACCGCAGTTTCTCGAACAGCATATCGGTGTGGGTGGGTTGCGTCGGCTTCCACTTCAGCCCGTGGGAGAGCCCACGGACATCCCATGCCCTCTCGCTGCCTGCGTGCCTGTCCCGGAACTGCTGGACGTACTTCTCCATCGTGGCGGGTTCGATGTCCTCGGATTCCGTCTCGATGACGCCGGACAGCACGGCTCCGCGCTTGAAGAATTGCCGGTTGAACCGCACGGCAAGCCGATCCACGATGGCCGAATCCATCGCGGGCGTCATGGAGCCCATGCCGGACATGCCCTTGACATCACCGGGGTCGAAGAAGCGGAACAGGATCATCTCATCGACGGAGAACACCTTGGTCCTGCCGTCCACGCTGTACTCGTACCCGGAGATTTTCTTCGTCGGATGCAGAACAGGCGTCACGCGGTTCGGGTGGAGCGGGATGATCTGACTCGGCTTGCCTTTGTTGGCCCCGCCCTCGAGATACCACGGCATCGTGCCCGTGGCCTCGAGGAAGATTCCGGTCTGCTCCATGAGGTCGAAGGTGGTGTCCCAATCGTTCGGCCTGTCGAGGAGTTTCTGTAGGGGATGGTTCGGTCGTTCCTTCCCGTCCGGCCCGATGACTCGGATGGGCACCATGGCGATTGCGTTGGCCACGGCCCGCACGGCTGCGTAGAGCGTTGGGCTGCTGCCGAAGATGAAGTCCGTAGCGAGTGAGTCCTCTTCGGAGTGGACATCCGGGTACGTCTGTCCACTCTCGGCGGGCGCCACCACGATCTGATAGGTCACGCTGCCCTTGAAGATCCGGGACAGTTGCCGGGCGATCCATTCCTTGAGTTTCATGCTATGCCCCGGACAGGATGGGTTTGACCTCGAACGTCACCTTCTCGGTGTGCCACTCGGTCGTGTCCGTGAAGACGATGTGGCCCTGGATCTGCCACTTGCCGGCGATGTCCAGATCGCCTGCCAGGGTGACGTACCGGGCCACTCCTCCGGGAATGTCGATGATGTCCGGCTCCCAGATCATGCCGGAGCCGTCCCGGCGCTCGACCTTGAACTCGATCGTATCGACATCGGTGAGATCCACTGGCGTCACGCCGTCCTTCTCGTAGAACGTGATCGTGATTGCCGTACCGATGTCCCCGACGTGCGTGAAGTCGGCCATCTACTTCGTGACCTCCAGATCCACCGATGCGCTTCTCCGGGAGGAGAACGCGAGCGCGGACGATCTGGAGACATCAAGCACACAGCTTTCCCGAATGGACAACCCAATGTAGATGACTTTTGCAATGGGGACGAGCGTTCCATCGGTGCG